AAGAAGCTGTTGAGTTTGAAGTAGAGGGTGGAGAGACTAAAGAAGAACCTGTTCAAGCTGTTGTAGAAGAAAAAGCTGAAGAAGTAGTAGCTGCACAGCCTGAAGAAGCTGAAGACAAAGAACAGCCTGTAAAAGAATTAGAAGGTATTGAGACTAAAGGCGCAGAGAAACGTATCCGCCAGTTAATTCGTCAACGTAAAGAACGTGATGAAAAACTAGAAAAAATGGAAGAGCGTCTTGGCACACTTCAACAACAACTAAATTATAAAGAAGAACAATTATCTACTTCTTTAAAAAGTTCTATAGATAATAGTGAGTCTCAATTAAATAATAATCTAGAAGCTGCTAAGAGTATCTATAAACAAGCTATAGAAAATAGTGACGTAGATGCTCAACTTATAGCACAAGAAAGTATTAGTAAAGCACACGCTGAACTTAGTCAGATAACTAATCAACGTACAGCATTAGAAAATTATACTACACAGACAGAACAACAACAGGTAAGTCAACCACAACAACAACCTACTAAATATGATCCGAAAGCTGTTGATTGGGCAGCTAAGAATGATTGGTTTGGTAAAGATCAAATAATGACTACCGCTGCTTTGTCTATAGATCAAGAACTAAAAGATGAAGGATACGATCCTTCTGATAATGATTTTTATGAGGAAATCGACAGTAGACTACACGGTCGTTATCCTCAAAGGTTTCAGGACACTTCTACCCAAGAATCTGAAACACCTCGTTTGCAGGATACGTCATCAAATTCTGCTCAAGTAGTAGCTGGTGCATCACGCACACCTAAAACCTCTAAGGGTAATAAAGTTAAACTAACACAAGAAGACGTTCGTTTAGCTAATAAGTGGGGGATATCACTTGAACAATATGCTGCTGAGAAGCTTAAAGTTGAAAAAGCTGAAGGCGACTACACAAGCATTTTTAACTAGGCGTGGAAGGAAAAATTACAATGGCACGAGATACAAACTCACGTAGTACAAGCACAAGGGAAGCTAAACCTCGTAGGACTTTTGAAGAACCTAACTGGTTAGATATTCCACCAACTGCTATAGAACGATTCAAGAACGAAGGCATGTCTTTGCGCTGGATTCGTATGACTATTAAAGGTAATGACGATATTCAAAATATGAGTAAGCGTCAGGCAGAAGGTTGGGAAATAGTTCAATCCGAGGAAGTTCCCGAAATGTTACACTCCTCTGTCGTGAGAGAGGAAGGACGATATTCAGGAGCAGTCTGTCGTGGAGACTTGGCTTTGGCAAAAATGCCAACTGACCTAGCTGAATCCCGTCAAGAATTTTATGAGCAAAAAAGTAGGGAAGCGGTAGGCGCTGTGAACGCACAATTAATGCGTAACTCAGATTCACGTATGCCAATTTCAAATACTAGTCGCTCAAGGGTAACTACAGGAAAGCAACCCTCTTTTCAAGAGTAACTTTTCTGTTTGTCATCGTAACTTTAAAACAAGGAAAGGAATAGTGTAATGACTGATACAAAAGCACTAAACGGCCTTAGTCCTTCTCGCAAACGTGGAGGTGCCTCAAACAGTACCGCTACGAATACATATCCCATTGCAAGTGGTTTCGGAACCAATATTTTCAGTGGTGATATTGTTTGTAATGCAGCAGGAAACGTGGTCGTTTTAAGCGTCTCAACTCAAAAAGCTATAGGTGTTTTTCAGGGTTGTAAATATACCGCCAATGGTGAAGTAAAGTATGCCAACTATTGGCCTAGTGGGACATCGTCTGATGATGCGGTAGCATTTGTCGTTGATGATCCACAAGCTACCTTTATAGTTCAAGCTGATGCTTCTGTCACCGCTGGTGATATTATGTCACAGAGCTTTAGTTGCACAATAGGTGCAGGTTCTACAGTAACTGGTCGTTCAGGCTTCGGAATTGCCGCTGCTTCTCGAACTACTACTACAGGTGGTATGCTTCGTGCTATCTCTGTATTAGATGAGCCAGGAAATGATATTACTGTTGGTGCAGATCGTGCTTTTCCAAAATTGGAAGTTCGTATCGTTCGTCACGTAGATGCTTACATCTCCGCTGACTCATCGGCTAACTAAGAAAGGGAGTAATGAAAAATGGCTATTAATCGCTCTAGTATTGCGAAAGAACTGCTCCCTGGTTTAAATGCTGTATTTGGTATTGAATACACGGATGTGGACAATGAACATGCTTCACTCTTTGATATTGAACAATCAGATCGTGCATTTGAGGAAGAAGTTCTATTTACCGGCTTTGGCACAGCACCTGTTAAAAGTGAAGGCGCTGCTGTTCAGTTTGATGATGCACAAGAAGGCTATGCTTCTCGTTACAGTCACGAGACTATAGCTCTTGCTTTTGCAGTAACTGAAGAAGCTATGGAAGATAATCTTTATGACACTTTTGCTAAACTACGTGCGCGTGGTCTTGCCCGTGCAATGGCTAACACTAAGCAAGTTAAAGCTGCTGATGTTTTCAACAACGGCTTTGCGGCAGGAAGTCCTGGTGGGGACGGACAGCCTTTCTTTAGCGTTAGTCATCCTGTAGTTGGTGGTGGTGTTCAATCAAATTCTCTTGGTGCTACTGATCTTTCAGAAGCGTCTCTTGAGTCTGCGTTGATCACTATCTCAAAAGCAACAGATGATCGTGGTATTCTTATTGGTTTACAGGTTGAGTCGCTTCATGTGCCTTCGGACCTTGCCTTTACGGCAGACCAAATTTTGAATAGCACGATGTCAACGACAATTGGGGTTAACCCAACGACTGCTGCAAACGGTGCAACGAATGTCAATGACATTAACAGCGTCCGTAATCAGGGTCTAGTTCCTGGTGGCTTTTATGTAAACCGTAGGTTCCAAGATGGAAATGCTTGGTATCTGCGTACTGATTGTCCGAACGGAGCTAAAATGTTTGTACGTTCGCCTCTTCAAACTAAGATGGAACCTGATTTCGATACAGGCAATCTTAGGTTTAAAGCGCGTGAGCGTTACAGCTTTGGCTTTTCTGATTGGCGTAGCTATTATGGTGCTTCTGGTTCGTCCTAAGAGCAGCGTAAATTAGGCTAATATAGACTAAATTAAGTAAGGGTGGAGAGAAAGACATAAACTTCTTTTTCTTCACCCTTTGCTTTTGTAATTACTGGTCTTGTTATATAATACAAATAATTAAATTCTATTTATGCAAAGGAACAAAACATGGCAACTACTATTCGACAGGGATTTATAACTGGGAGTGGGGCGGCTCTTGATACTGTAACGAGTGTTCCTCTTACAGATACTCGTATTCGTTCCGTATTTGCTACAGGTGTTGGTCAGTTTCTTATTACTGGAACTTCTACTGATGCAAGAGGCACAGTTAAAGGAAACAATATTCGATTTGTAAATACTACAGCATGTGATGCAAATGAGGTTTACTTTTCTGATTTAGGTGTTGCAATGAAAGGAGCAGTTATGGTTTCTGCTCCATCTTCGACAGCAACAATAGCAGTGTTCTATGGTTAATTATACTTATTTGGTAAACGATATTATTCAAGCATCTGAGAATGAAGGAACAGAGTTTGTTAACTATATTCCTAATATGGTCAATCGTGCTGAAGAGCGTTTAACAAAAGACTTAGATGACTATGGTTTAGTTTCTTATACTTCTGTTGCTGTTTCTTCTGGGAATAATATTCTTACTTTACCTACAGGAACAAGAATAGTTAAGAATATTAATATTGTAAGTAACTCTACAAAAATTAATTTGTTGCAAAGAACAGATGAATATATTAATGACTACTGGCCTGTAAGCGCATCGACTGATGAACCAAGATATTACGCTCCTCGTAATAATTCTACAGTTTTGATTGCGCCTACTCCTGCTTCTACTTACAGTGGACAAGTTGTACATGTTAGTCGCCCAGTAACATTAACATCCGCAACTCCTGAAAACTATTATACTGACTTTTGTTATGACCTTCTTTTTAATGCTTCTATGATAGAGGCTATGGTCTTTCAAAAAGACTATCCTACTTCACAATTATTTGAACAACGATATGCACAGCTTCTAGAACTACAGCGCAATCAGGCACGTAGAACACGTAGAGATGATATGCAAAGTCCTGCAAGTCCTGCTGGTGCAGATGACAATCTAGTAACTAATACTAATTAAAGGAGACTATAATGGCCGGTCCTATTTTTGATCCTCTTAACCCTAATGAAAGTCCTGCTACAAAGTACCAAAGAGAGTTGGATGCTAAGAATAAAGGAGGAGGAAAAAGAAAGCGTAAAAAAGGTGATGGTAAAGGTGATGGTATGTCAGACGCAGAGTTTGATACAGCTTATGAACAGCAACAAGAAAGTATGCCTGACTTTTATGATTTAGCAAGTAACATTAGTGGTCCTAATAGTGATTCTGTTGGTGAGTCTGACGGTGGTCGTGTAGGAAAAGGCAAGAATAAAAAACAAAAAGTTAAAAAAAGAAATAACTTTTCAGGCCGTGGAGCAGGTGTTGCTTTACGTGGCTTTTAATTAGAGGAGACTACTATGGCTACAAAAGAAGAAAAATATAAAAACCTGAACGAACAGCAAAAAAGAGCTGTAGAAAAAATGACTATTCGTCAAAGACTACGCTCAGGTTTTCCTGCCCAGCTTAAAAGACAAAATCAAATAGCAAAACCAAAAACTCAAGAAACAAGAAAGAATGCAAGACTTGCTGCAGAGGTACTTTCGTATGCTATTCCTGGATTAGGCATGGCAAAAATTACTGCTAAACTAGCAACATTAGCACCTAAAGCTATTAAAAACCTTAAAGCAGCAGTAGGTAAAAATAATATAGATGCTGTTAGATTAGCATTAGGAATAGATAAAAGAGTTGGTGGGAAGACTAAAACTAAAATTATTAAAAGTGCAGATGGTAAAACAAAAACAGTAGTTCAAAAAACTCCAGGTAATCTTGTTAAACCAACATTTGGTAAAGGACCAGATGGTAAACCACTAGGTTCTAGACCAGTAGGTAAAGGAGTAGTTAAAAAAGCTAAAAATATTCGTCGTGGTGCCGCAGCTACAGCAGCAGTTGCAGGAACCGCTGCTGTTCTTACAAATGGAGAAAAGAAAAAACCTGTTCCTAAGAAACGTATTGAAAAACCTACTACTACTACTCCTACTATTGAAACAAAAAAACCTAGAAAAGAACCGACTGTTAGTGCTACTAAAACAAACGATCCAACAGAAGGTGGACGTTATGCTTTTTATCCTGGTAAAATATCTCGAAAAGAGGGATATGAAACAATGTATGAAGTAGACAGGAATAAAATGTCTGATGAAGTACGTGAAAGACTAGAAGAAGCAGAAGATTATGAAGGCGACTCAAAGGGTGGTCGTGTAGGAAAAGGTAAGAAGAAGAAAGTAAGTAAAGCACCTCGCGGTGTTCGTGCTGCACTCAGAGGTTTTAAACCTAATATAGGTGCTAGTAAAGGAAATAAACGTACTAGAGGTACAGGAGGCGGCTGGGTTTAAGTATGGCTAAACTTTGTCCTAAAGGAAAAGCTGCAGCAAAAAGAAAGTTTGATGTTTATCCATCAGCTTATGCTAATATGTATGCATCTGCAGTTTGTAGTGGCAAAGTAACTCCTGGTGGAAAGAAAAAGAAAAAGGCTGTTAAAAAGAAAAAGGGAGGCGGTCTTCGGAAGTGGGTAGGTGAGAAATGGGTTGACATTGGTGCGCCAAAGAAGGATGGTAAGTATCAACCTTGTGGTAGAAAATCTACTAAAGGAAGTAAAAGAAAATATCCTAAGTGTGTGCCGCTTGCTAAAGCAAAAAGTATGTCAGCTTCTGAGAAGAAGTCTGCTGTTAAAAGGAAAAGAGCTAAACCTCAAGGAGTAGGCGGCAAGCCTACAATGGTAAAAACATTTAAGTCAGGAGGTGGTCAAATTAAGCCTAGAGGGTGTGGAGTAGCCAAGAAAGGTTTTGGCAGAGCTATGAAAGGTAAATAGGTTATAGCATGGCAGTAAGAACAAAAAAGAAAAGTGTACGAAAAGGCACAGGCATGAAAGGAATGACTATCGGTGGTGGTCATAAACGTCCTACTAAATCTGGTGCTGGTCTAACTGCTAAAGGAGTAGCTAAATACCGCAGACAAAATCCTGGTAGTAAACTTAAAACTGCTGTAACTGAATCTAAACCTACTGGTAAGAGAGCAGCAAGACGTAAGAGTTATTGCGCTAGATCAGCAGGACAGATGAAGAAGTTTCCTAAAGCTGCTAAGAATCCTAACTCAAGACTTAGGCAAGCTAGAAAAAGATGGAAGTGTTAAAGAAAGAAACCTTACAAATATAAAAGTAAAAAATAAAATGACATATCTAAGTTCAAACATCCCACAATTTAAATGTTGGGTGCGTAAAGAATTTACTAATAACCATATGGACTATGAAGGAGAATATTTACACGCTTTAGTAATTGCAGTTAATACAATACCAGACAGATCATTAACTTTTAATGTTGTATTTACTGGATGTGATGAAGAAGAAAATGTACATGGTGGGGCAATGTGGGCAAGGATGCCCATCACAGCTTTAGTAGCTGATACTAGGTTAGAGGAATGGCCTGTTAAAATGCCCACCCATTTAGCTCAACCTTGGGATTGTTCTTCTAGAAATCATGCTATAATAGTAATGGAAAGAGTATCTTCAAGTCCTTGGTTATGTAAGATAGACAATGTTTTTCACACTGGGAGATATTTATTTACGGTAGATTATACAGATAGTTCTATATCAGATGATCCTGCACAACATAAGCAGTCGCATATTTTAGAATTAATTGATGCAGGAGAATATACTGGTAATATTGTAGCATTACCAAACAATAGAGTAAGAGTAACTAATCCTGCTTTATGGGTAACTGGTGAAGGCGCGCCAGACTTTTTACCAAGTCAGTATATTCATTCAGCAGAAATAGATGATAGCTACATGAATCCTTATTTAACTTTTAATAATTTATATCAAAAGGAAACCGAAGATGAAAAAAAGTAAGTATATGTCAAAGATGAAAAAGGGCGGCGCTATGAAAAAAACAAAGTATATGTCTAAGGGTGGAGCGGTGAAGAAAAGCAAGTATATGTCTAAAGGTGGCGCTACAGGCAAAGCATCTCATAATCGTCTTTACTAATTGTGACATGTAGAGTGGCAATAAATAGATCAAAGATAAGCCAACAAATTCTTAAAGCACCGTCTAAAAAGAAAAAAAGAAATAAGCTTATTAGATCAATTGCTTTAAAAACAAATAGGAATGGTAAGTCTAAAAGGAGATAAAGATGTCAAATAATCCAGAGGGAATAAAAGAATATACTTATAATTATATTCGTAATCCTCGTACTGCAGAAGATATAGATAAGATGACAGGTCGTCCTACTGGTCAGGGATACGGCGCTGCACGCAAAGGTCCACAGATTAAAGCCAAAGAACAAGATGTTGTGGTGGACTATGATCCAGGTAAAATCATAGAATACAAAGACTAGGAATAACTAAATGGCTACTAGCGGAACATACGACTTCTCAATGGACATTGATGAAGTTATTCAAGAAGCAACGGAGATGATTGGTGGTGAGCAGACACTAGGACACGAACCTAAATCTGCTCGTAGGTCGATTAATCTTCTTCTTCAAGATTGGCAGAACCGTGGCATTCTCCTTTGGACTGCTGGTACAACTGCTATTTCAGTATCTACTAGTGTAACATCGTATGCTTTAACATCAAGTACCATTGATATTACTGAAGCAGTTGTTAGACGAGACGATGTTGATCTTCAACTTGAACGTATTACAATGGAAGAGTATTTAAAAATTCCTCGTAAAAGTCAAACAGGAAGACCTAACCAATATGCTATTCGTAGGGGAAGAGGTAATCCTGTTTTATTCCTTTGGCCTATCCCAGAGAATACTACAGACATTTTAAAACTAGAACAGGTTAAATATACAGAAGATGTAACAAAATCTGCTGGTCAGAATGCAGACATATCTCGTAGGTTTTTGCCTTGCCTAACTACAGGGTTAGCTTACTACATGGCTATGAAACGTCCAGGTATAGATGTAGGTCGTATCGGTCTTCTCAAAGCAGAGTATGAAGAACGTCTTACGAATGCTATGAATGAAGATAGAGAAAGAGCAAGTGCTTATTTTTTACCTCGAATAAATAGGGTATAATAATGGCGAGTAATAAGAATGCCAAAGCTGTATGTGATATGTGTGGTTTTGTCTACCCACATAGAGTAATGAAACTTAACAGTTATGGTTTACTTGTTTGTCCTACTGACTTTGATGGAGCATATGATTTAAAAAACCATCCACAGAATAAAGCACCTGATGTAAGAGATGATACAAATATTCGTAATCCCCGTCCACCGTCTAACTCAGATAGAAATCTTGAATGGCAAAACGCCAATACTAAATGGGAAGACACAGATAAATTTTGGAATCTAATATAATGGCAACACTCACTGGCAAACTTATATCAAACACTTATAAAGATTTACTTCAAGTAAGTAATAGTAATGACGGAGTTGATTCAACTGTACGGTTTGTTTCAGATGGTGAAGGGACAAACTCTGCTTTAAAAATAAGTAACTCTGAAGTTGAGACAACAGGTAAACTAACCGTTGGTGCTGCTCTTAGTGCATCAGGAAAGATAACAGGCGACTCTGCTACTATAATAGCTGCTGTATGCGCAGCAACTTATTTTGGTGATGGTTCTAATCTAACAGGCGTTGAAGCATCTGCTGCTACATCAGTTGCAGCATTTACTGTTAATCAACTTACTGTTGTGAATGGTGCAGCATTTACAGGTAAAGTTAGTGGAACAACTGCAGAGTTTAGCGGTATAGTATCGGCAGCAACATTCGCTGGTGCAACAGGTATATTTACAGGTAAAGTAAGTGGTACAACTCTTGCTATGACAGGAGCAGTATCTGCTTCTACATTCTTTGGTACTGCTGCTAAATTCACTGGTAATGTAACTGCAGCATCTTATTTTGGTGACGGATCAAACTTAACAGGCGTTGAAGCATCTGCCGCTACATCAGTCGCAGCCTTTACAACTAACCAACTTACTGTTGTAAATGGCGCAGCTTTTACAGGCAAAGTTAGTGGTACTGCGGCAGAGTTTAGTGGTAATGTTTCTGCGGCAAATTTATTTGCAGCTACTAATGTATTTATAGGTGGTGCTGCAGTTCCTAGTGCTTCTGCTCTAGCTGCTGTTAGCGCGTTAACGAGTGTTAATTTAGCAGCTATAACATCTGTAAATACAAGAGTAGCTAATACTTCTTCAGCTTTAGCTACAAGCATAGGTAATAGTAACACTAATATTGCTGCAGTTAGTGCATTAACAAGTGTCAACTTAGTAAGAATAGCTAATACTTCTTCAGCTTTAGCAACAAGCATAGGTAATAGTAATACTAATATTGCTGCTGTAAGTGTATTAACTAGTGTTAACAAAGCAGCCATAACATCTATTAATTCTGCTGCTCTATTAAAAGCAAATAATCTTTCAGGTTTAGCTAGTGATAGTACTGCTAGAACAAATCTTGGGGTAGCAATCGGAAGTGACGTTGAGGCTTTTGATGCAGATATTTTAAAAGCTGATACACCAGATGAACTAACTGCAGGATTTAGTGCTGCTGCTTATAACTGTGGTACAAAATCATCAGGTACATTTACTCCTGATATTGATGACGGAAATTTTCAGTATGCAACTAATGGAGGCGCACATACATTAGCTGTTCCTGCTAAAAATTGTACTCTGGTTATATTATATAAAAATAATGCCAGTGCAGGAACTATAACTACTTCTGGTTATACTGTTACAGATGGAGATACTATAACAACTACAAATGGACATGAATTTTTCTTTTATATTACAAGAATAAATGATGGTTCTACTACATTCTCCTTACTGACTGTGAAAGCACTACAATAAATGTCACTATTTCCTATAGTACAAGGTGGTATTTCTTCTTCAGCTGCTGCATTTACTGTAGCTACTGGTGGAACAATAACAACGGATGGAAATTTTAAAGTACATACTTTTAACTCTAGTGGAACATTTACTATTACACAATTAGGGGCTGATGGTGTAGTACAATACTTAGTTGTTGCTGGAGGCGCTTCAGGTGGTGCAGGATATTATGGAGGTGGCGGCGGTGCTGGCGGTTTCCGAACAGCCACTGGTTTTAGTGTAGCTCAACAAGCATACAGCATTACTGTTGGTGCTGGTGGTGCATCACAAACTAGTAATAATACAAAAGGGAATAACGGATCAGACAGCGTCTTCTCTTCAATTACATCGGACGGTGGCGGTGGAGGCGGTGCTGAAGCTGGATCTGGTAATTCTAGCAACTCTAATGGTAAAGATGGTGGCTCTGGTGGTGGAGGAGGAGGCTGCTGTCCAGGGACTGGTTTAACAGGAGGTTCAGCTACATCAGGACAAGGTAATGATGGTGGAGATAGTTTAGACGGTAATGGTAATTCACCTGGGGGAGGTGGTGCTGGTGCTGCGGGACAAGATGCGTCAAGTTCTCCAACAGCCGGTGCGGGTGGCGCTGGTTTAGCATCTTCAATTACTGGGTCAAGTGTTACCCGTGCAGGAGGCGGTGGTGGAGCCAGTGCTGGCTTGTCAGGCGCAGGTGGTGCTGGTGGTGGTGGTGCAGGTGGTAGAAATGCTTCTCGACCTGGAACAGCAGGGACTGTAAATACCGGCGGCGGTGGTGGTGGTGCTTTTTTTACTAGTAGTGCTAGTGGTGCTGGCGGTTCAGGCGTAGTTATAATTAGATATCAATTCCAGGCAGCATAATAAAATGGCACATTTTGCAGAAATAGATGAAAATAATATTGTCCTACGGGTTTGCGTAGTTGATAATGCGCAGGAGGCTGATGGTGAAAATTGGTGTGCTAATTTTTGGGGTGGTACATGGAAACAAACAAGTTATAATAATAACATAAGATATAATTTTGCTGGTATTGGTGATACTTATGATCCTGAAAAAGATGCTTTTTATGCTCCACAACCTTATCCAAGCTGGGTCTTAGATGATAAATATATGTGGCAAGCACCTTTTCCATATCCCGATGACGGTGAACGATATGTATGGTTTGAACCAATGAAAAAATGGGTTTGATGCTAAACAATTTGAAATTTGATAGTTACCTTTTAAAGTTTGAAAATTAATGTTAAAATATATTATAGTTTTTACAATATTTTATTTACAGGTTTTTCTTTTGTCTCTTCCTGTAAAAGCAGAACATTTACAAAGTCCTGTGTCTGAAGATTTTATAATATATAAAAGTTTTTGTGAAGATGAAGATGCAATATTAAGAATTGGTCAGGCATTAGAAGTATCTAAAAAAGAAGCAGACCTTATGTTTTTTAGTCTGGCTAAATCAGAAAGATGTTTCGTAAATTCTGAAGAATTAATAGGGCTAGTTATTGAAGATATATATATATTTAAAGTTATTTATGGGATAGAAGCAATAGCTTATAAAATTAAAACAAGTTTAGAAGAAACAGGATATATCTTGTTTATGACTACAGCACACTTAGGAGTTTAAAATGGCGAGTACATTTACAACAAACATTAGACTAGAGAAACAAGGAGATGGAGAAAATCCTAACTCTTGGGGAACGATACTCAATGCAAATGTTATTGATCTAGTTGATCAAGCGGTTGCAGCATATCAAATAGTCTCTGTTAGTGGAACAACGCCCTTAACACTTTCTCAGGTTAATGGTGCTACAGACCAATCACGTAAAGCTATCTTATCTTTTGACGGTACACTTACCGCAGAAACTTCTATTATTATTCCTTCTGTTAATAAGATGTATTATGTAAGAAACAATACATCTGGATCATTTGCTCTTAAAGTTAAAACTGCAGGTAATACAGCCATTACAATAGAACAAGGTTCTAATGTTATGATAGCAACTGATGGAACTAATGTACATAAAACTGCATTTCCAACATCAGTAAGTTCTTTTACCGCTAATAGTCTTACTGCTACATCAGTATCTACTAGTGTTCTTAATGCTACTAAAATTACAACATCAACTGTATCTGCAACTACTATACATACCACTTCTATATCTGCTGTATCAGGTAGATTTTCAGGTACAGTATCTGCTTCTGCATTTGATGGTTTAGGTAATAAACTTAGTTTTGGAAGTGATGCTCAAGGAGATGTTTATTATTATGCTGGAAGCAATATTGCAAGACTTCCTGCAGGTACAAGCGGTCAGTTCTTGCAGACTAAAGGTTCAAGTGCTAATCCTGAATGGTCAAACTCAACTAATTTAGTAGCTCAAGTTACAGCAGTTGATATGGTTTCTGTTGTTGGTGTAGGGAATACTGCTCTTCCTGAAGAGGGTACACCTGCTCAACTATCTGAAGGTAATAGAGTTAGTGCTTTAGATATTACTATAACACCTCAATCTGCAAGCAATATTTTACTTATTGAAGTAGAAATGTTGGTAAGAATAGCTAGTGATAATACTAATAGAGGAATAGCTATATTTGATGCATCTGTATCTAATGCAATAGGTGGTAGTCTTAGTTTTGAAGCTGGAGCAGCATCTCAATCTACATTAGTAGCAAGAGTTAGAGTTACAGCAGGAGCCACATCTCAAAAAACTTTTCAAGTACATATAGGTAATGCTCAAGGTGGTACTTGTATAGTTAATGGATTAGTGTCTGGCGCTGATCCTTATTATGGTGTTGCAATGTCGCATATTAAAATAACAGAGTATACCCCATAATAAAATGGCAAGTACATCAGCAAACTTATTTAAATTTAGTCTTAGACCTGGAATACACAGAGAGTCTACAGAATACTCTGAGGGTGGTTCTTGGTATGATTGTGATCGTGTACGTTTTAGAGCAGGTAAACCAGAAAATTTACGTGGTTATCAAAAACATTTGTCTACTACCTTTGATGGTACAGGAAGAGATTTACTTACTTGGCAGAATAATAATACAGAAAAACTTTTGTCTTTTGGTACAGAACAAAAACTATATCTTCTTGCCAGTGATGTTTTACATGACATAACTCCTATTGTAAGTACAGTAACTGTAGGGACAGATGGAACAATAGGTAAGTTAGGAACTATTTCAGGTTCTAATAAAATTGCAGTTAGTCTTAATGCTAACGGTGTTTCAGTAAATGATTTTATTTTCTTTACTAGTGCATCTATAAGAAACTTCGCTAGTACTAATTTTGCTGCAAGTAGTTTTGGTGGACCTGTATTTAGAGCAGTTAGTACAAGTGGAACTAATCGTTTTCTTATTAGTACTACAAGTGTAGCAACAGCTACAAGTACAAGTGCTGGTACAGGAACAGTTAACTTTCTTTTAAGAACAGGACAGAGTGATAACATTCAAGGTTTAGGTTATAGTGCAGGAGTATACAATGCTGGTGTATCTACATCAGGAGAAAGAGCATGGAATAAACCTTCTACAGCTTCGGATATAGTCTTTGCTGCTAGTCAGTGGTCATTAGATAACTTTGGAGAAGATTTATTAGCTGTTCGTAGAGGCGGTAATTTACTACACTGGGATGCTAATGCAAGTACTTCACCAGTAAGAGCAGCTATTGTAACTACTGCTCCTGTTAGTATTAACAGTATTGTTGTGTCTCCTAATGATAGACATGTCATTGCTTTTGGAACAAATGAGTTTTCTGGTAGTGCTTTTAATCCTTTGTTAATTAGATGGTCAGACCAAGAAGACTTTACTAACTGGACGCCATCAGTTTCTTCTACATCAGGTGAGTTACAAGTAGTAGACGGAACAACTCTTAAAGGCGGTATTAGATCGCGTAATACAATTCATGTTTGGTCTGATCAAGCCTTATACTCTTTACAGTATGTTGGTCCACCATTCATATTTTCCTTATCACAACTAGGAACTAACTGTGGGTTAGTAGGTCAACATGGAGCTATTAACGTAGATGGTATTTCTTATTGGATGGGGGATAATAACTTCTATAGATTTGATGGTAGAATAGATAAACTAGATTGTACGGTTCGTAGATATGTATATGATGACTTTAACTCGACACAGGGAGATAAAGTATACGCTGCAGTAAACTCAGAGTTTCATGAAATTATTTGGTTCTATCCCACAGAAAATTCATTAGAACCTGACGCTTATGTTTTATATAACTATGAAGAAAATACCTGGGCATTTGGAACTAGTTTCTATACAACCTTTAAAGATGCTACGGTATTTACTAACACCATAGCAACAGGAAAGGTATCTGCAGGAGCAACACCTCATATCTGGGATAATGAACCTGTATCAGTGTTTACAGGAGATGGAGTAGCTTTGTCTTCCTTCTTACAGTCAGCAGACTTTGATATAGAAGATGGTAATGATTTACTTTTTGCAGATAGGATTATTCCTGACTATACTATAAATCAAGGTGATCTAAATATGTCTGTTAACTTTAAAGAGTTTCCTGCTGCTAGTGAGGTTGAGAAAGGACCGTTTGAAATTAATTCAGGGACAAAGAAGATAGACTTCAGAGGTAGAGGTAGACAAGCAAACGTAAGAGTTTCTTGTAATAGTTTCAATACTTCATGGAGATGGGGTAGTGTTCGTATGGCTGTCCAACGAGATGGTAAACGGTAATGTCTTTCCTTTACCCAGAACTACCTAAGTATCAATCAACAGAAGATTTAACTGAAGTATACAATACTCTTATATCTTATGCTGGTGAACTAAAGTTTCTTTTAGAATCAAGGGATGTAGAGGTAGACTCTACGCCAGCTACTAAGATATTTAGTGTGACTACGGTAACAGAAATAGGTAGACCTGCAAGTGGAGATATTGCTTTCTGTGTAAGCGCAAGTAAGTTTAGAGGTTATGTAGGTAATAGTTGGGTGGACTTTAACTAATGCACGATTATAAAAAAGTTTTAGAGATAATAAATCAGAATACATTTATTGAGAATGTAAATAAAGGTATAGTACAACCGCCTGATTTTTTTGGAGCAACCAAGGCTGAAGGTATGGCATATTCAAAAGGTTCGCTGTATAATAAAGAAAATACATTACATGCAGATATGACTAAGATACAGTCTAACTACATGGATATTAGGAGATGCTTATAATGATTGACGGTTTAGATAAGCTGGCAGAAATAGAAGTTTTACGTGAGGCTGCTCAACGTCCTCCTGCTGAAGTACAACGAATGCAGACGCCTTCTCCTCAAGCTGGTTTACAAAGTTTAGGTCAACAAGAAGTAGATATGGGTACAGGTATGCCAGTAGGCTTTAGTCCTGCTGATGCTGTTGGTCAAGTAACTAATATAGCTGGTCAGTATGCTATGGCTAACCCACAGAAGACAGGACCATTTGCTGCAGCACTGGCTGCTTTTGGTGCGGGTAGTGAAGCAGCTAACATGATAGACAAACGTGTAGAAGCAGAATCTGAAAAGGAAAATCTAGATGATGTTAAAAGTATGGCAGGATCACTTCGCGATAGAACTAGAACAGTTATGCCAGCAATGCCTATGCCAATGGATAGGCCGGTTCAAGCGCAAGAAGAAATCCAAGTCAGTGAAGTAGCTCCTCAAGAGGGATTAGCTAGTATGATGCCTATGCAAGAAGGCGGCAGGATAGAAAATGAAAACATAGAACCATTTGTAGACTTTTTAAAAGATGAAGAAGGTTTGTTACTAACAGCAAAAATTCCTACAAAAGGTGATAGATTAACCATAGGTCATGGTCACGCAAGTGCTAATGTAAAATCAGGACAGACAATAACAGAAGAAGAAGCAGATACTTTATTAAGAAAAGATATTAAAGACAGACTGCCTCAAATTAGAAGAAGGATTCCAAAATTCGATTCTTTTCCAGAAGATTTACAGGTATCTTTATTAGGAGAATGGTTTAGAGGAAGTTTAGGTGGAAGCACTGACACTATAAGATTAATTAATCAAGGAAAATTTGATAAAGCCTCTAAAGAATTTTTAGATCACGACGAATATAGAAAGGCAGTGGCAAGAGGTAGGCCAGGAATTAGACCTAGAATGGAAGCAGTCTCAGAAGAATTAAAAGATTACTCTGATGGAGATATTCTAGATACTATTAAATCTTATGGTGTTAAAGTTAAAGAATTTTTAGGATTCCAAGAAGGCGGGGATGTAGGAGAATACTTTGAGGGTCAAGTAGAAGGAAAGGGTGATGGTATGTCTGATGAAATACCTTTCCGAGTAGAAGGCGGTAATCCTGACTTTGCTCTTCTTAGTAAAGATGAATATGTTATACCTGCTGATGTAGTGTCTATGCTTGGTAATGGTTCTTCTGATGCTGGTGCAGATGAGTTAGATGATTTTCTAACAGATGTTCGCAAAGAAGCATTTGGAAGAGAAGAGCAACAAAAAGAAATTGATGCAGAGAAAGGACTAAGTTCGATAGCTTAAATGGAAGTTACAAAGATAAGGTCAAACTGTATAGAAGTTACATGGCCGCATGTAAAAGATTTACTAGCTAAACCATTAGAGAGAAGTCATGGAGAGTACAACTTAGAAGATATTTATAATTTATTAGTAACAGAAGTAATGGCGTTGTGGGTTGGTCTTAATGAAGAGAATGGAATTGTTGTCGCTGCAACAACCCAACTTGATAAATATCCTAATTATAATGTTCTTACTATCTGTTTAGTAGGTGCGAAGACAGGGACGATAAGCAAATGGTTAGACTATTGTGTGTCTGATAACTCTGACATTGTTAAATATGCAAAACAAAATAATGTAAAGCATATTAAAATAATTGCAAGAGATGGTTGGAAAAGAAAGTTAGAGAAATTTAATTATAAAAAATACGCCACCGTATTAACTAAGGAACTATAACAATGAGCATGAAAAATAAATTTAACAAAGTCTTGTCTGACTTCTCTAATGAGGAGAAAGTATTCTTATACAACTTCTTGTATGAGGATTTATCTGGTAAAGGCGTATGTGGAGATACTGAACTTGCTCACGTTAATAAACATGAGATGGATGTTCTTCGTTCTATGGGTGGCGCAGGAACGATAAACGAAAATACTAAGTGTGTTCAGTTCTTTGGTTCACCTCCCCCACCTCCTCCTGTTCAAACAACATCAGTACAAACAAAAGAAATACCTGAAGAATTAAAACCTTATGTTAAAGAAGTTCTTTCTGAAGCACAAGACATTTATAAAACTCGTAAAGGAGAAGGTTATGTTCCTTTTACGGGTCAAGAGATAGCTGACTTTACTACAGAACAAGAAAGAGCATTTGATCTTACTTCTGATGTAGTAGGACAAACTCAAGCTTTTGCTACACCCGCTGCACAGTTTGCAGGACTAGCTGGTCTAGGAACTACTGATGCAGATATTTCAAGGTTTATGAATCCTTATGCTTCTCAAGTTATTGATATAGCAGAGCGTGAGCGTAGGAGAGCAGGAGACATAGAGGAACAAGAATTAGCTGCACAGTCAGTTAAGGCTGGTGCATTTGGAGGTAGTAGGCAAGGTATTCTAGAAGCAGAACGCCGTCGTAATTTAGAGCAGGGTATTACCGATATAAGAACTGCAGGTTTAGGACAAGCATTTAAACAAGCAGTGGAACAAGCGCAAGCGCAACAAGAGAGTAGATTAGGTGCTGCTCGTAGTCTTACTCAACTTGCAGAAGTTGCACCTAGTGGGACTGCACAAGAGCTTGCACGTTTAGAAGCAGTTGGTGCAGCACGTAGAGGACAAAGCCAAGCTGAATTAGATATAACACAAAGAAAGTTTTTAGAAGAAAGAACTTTCCCAGAAGCTACACTTCAACAGTACTCTCAGTTTATTCAGCCTACTCAAGGTGCATTAGGTGCAGCCGGTACAACTACAAATAGAGGACCAGGACAAGCACAACCAACTTATCTTCAACAAACTGCAGGACTTATAGGAGCATTAGGATCGGCTGCTGGTGCGATGGGACAGAGTGATCCTAGAGAAAAAACAGATGTTAAAAAAATAGGGATGGATGATGCTACTGGTTTAGCAATGTATTCGTTTAGATATAAAGATGACCCTAAAACTTATCCTAAAGTTGTTGGTCCTATGTCTAATGAAGTTAAAGAAAAATATCCTGAACTTGTATCAGAGGTTGGTGGTACAGAAGTTGTTGACTTTGGTGGGTTAGCTTCCGTTGCTAATATGAATAAAGAAGAGAATGTAGCATCTCTTCGACAGGGTGGATTAGTTTCTCTTAAAGAAGGTGGTCCTCCTGAACTTACAGAACAAGAACAGGCTATAATTCTTGATCAAGAAGAAGATGATAATAAACAAGTAGCTACTACTGATGTAGTAGAGCAGGAAGGTCCAGGGTTTGTTGATACTGTAGGTTCAGGTCTTTCATCAATAGGAGATTATCTTAAAGAACGTCCTAAAGAAAATCTTTTATCTGGTCCTACAAGATTACAAAGAATTAGTGATCTTCTTATAGGTTACTCACAAGCTGATCCTTCTAAACCTCTAGGCACACAGTTTGGTCAAGCTGCTGCATCTGTGTCTGCCAAGCAAGCTAAAGAAAGACAAAAAATAATAGATAACCTTTTAGCTAGACAAGCATTAAAGGTAAAACGTAGTGTAGCTGCATCTAAAGCAGGTAAATTAACTCCTGGTATTTTAAAAGAACTTAGACAACATGCTGCAAATGAATTTGGTGGCATGTATGATGAAAAAGGACAATTGGTTTCAGCAGATAATAAAAATCCACTAGATAGAAAGGTTGCTCAAACAATAAATGCATATACTTCTCGTTTACAAGGAGCATATACTGACCTACTAGTAAAAGGATATAGCGAGCAGAAAGCTTATAACGCTGCTGTAAATCTTAAACCAATTACAGCGGCACCTACACCTAAACCTAATTCTACTCCTGGTACTGGTACTGGTACTGGTGCTGGTACTGGTACTGGTGCTGGTGCAAGTGCTAATGGTAATCGACTACTTGTACCTAAAGATGTTCCTCCTTTAAAGACATAAAATTGATAATTATGCCACTAAATCCTCAAACACAAACATATGTAGATATAGTTAATGACTTAACTATAAAAGGTACTTCTGGTGAAGTAACACCAGAAAACTTAGGTCAGTATTTACGTTCTACTTATGATGTTTCAGAAGAAGAATATGTTCAAGCTACTAATGAAGCCAATGAAAATGTAGATAATTATATTGAATATAGAAAAGAGTTTGAAGATTCTCCTTTTTCTTTTTTAGGTATACCTTCATATCAAATACCTGCTCATGTAAGAGAACAAGAGTTATCTACATTTCAAGAAGTATTGGGGCTTCCTGGTAAAGCAGTGGCAGGTATACCTAAAGCTATATCAGAGTCTTTATTAGGAGAAGCAGTAGCTACTGGTGTAGGTAGTGTTCTTCCAGAAAATCTAGAGATTAATTTACAAGGAAGAGACACTATAAGTTTAAAGAATATTGCAAAAGATGTAGATGAATCTTTAGCTACTGGAGAATATACTAAAGGACTTTACAAAGCTTTACAAGAGACATTTGATCCTGCCCAGACTGGTCTAGAAAAAGCTGGTTCAGAAATACTTACTATTGCTATTCCAGGCCGCTCACTATCAAAAAAAGTAGATGCTCTTAACCTTGCTCCATTTGTAGGTAAGAAAGCTGCTGATCGTATAAAAGCATCTGGTCAGTTTAGTGCGTTTGTTGCTTCAGATGTACTGTTGTCTAACAAAGACGAGGGATTAGTCAATACAATAGTTGAGGCTGCTCCTGATTCATTAGAATGGTTAGAACCATTAGCTATTGATCCTGATGATTCCTTTGCTATTAAAGCAGGAAAGAAAACTTTAGAAGCTTTAGGTATTGGCGCTACTGCTGAAATTATTGGTGCTGCAGCTAGAGGATACAAATCATTAAAGAATAAAAAACAAGCTATAGATGAAGATGTAATAAAACCAGTTATAGATGAAGATGCTGGTAAAATTAAAGAAACTAAGATAACACAAAGTCCTACTGGTAAGTATGAGCAGAAGGTTACAATAGAACAGCCTATAGATACGCTCATTGAACCTAAAGGTGAGGTTGCTAAAGAAGCAGGGTTTCTTGGTAAATGGCTTAATTCTCGTATGGGTATGGACAGAAAGACATACCAAGCTTTTGCCGATAAAGATTCTGGTTTACGTGCAAGCAAAAGCCAAGCAAAAGAACAAGCTAAAGAATTAGAAGGAGCAATAAAAGCAGACTTCGATAAATCAATTGATGAACTAGCTGATAAAGATATTTATAATATAAGAACTGCATTAGGAAAATCACCTGATCCTTCTGATATGCCCAGAAATATAAAAAAGATTTACGCTAAAAAACCTGCTAAGAGAACTGCGGCTGAGACAAAAAAGTTAGATGGCTATGGCAATGCTGCTTTCGCGGCAGCTAGAGAAGGGCAGAAAGAAGCCTTAGAACTTCTACCTAAAACTACACAACAAGCAATTAAAAATACTAGAGTTATTATTGATGACTATACTAAAGAAATAGGTAAGTACACAGATGCTGCTAACATAGATGTAGTCTTAGATAAAAATTTAGGTCTTTATACAAATACTACTTATGAAGTATTTACTAATCCTGCCTATAGGAAAAAAATAAAAGATACATTTAAGGGTAAGGTCAATGACGCAGAAGCATCTCAAGTATTAGATGGTATGCGTAAATATTTAAGTTCTCAATCTAAGACTACAGACGCAGCAAAAAAAGCTGTAGAGGTAGAGGATAATTTATATGACTTGGTACAAAAATTAACGGACAATGATGAAGATTTTTTTAAACAACTGGTAGATGTAAATAAAAAATTAGACACGAAATATAGTAATCCAAATTTTGGAAAGATATTAAGTAAGCGTGTAGATATTCCTATACCAGTAAAAAACTTTCTCAAAGCAACTACTGATCCATTAACAGTTACTGAGCAAACAATTAAAAAGCAAGCTGATATTTTAACAGAGTTTAAATTTGTTAATGATATTAAAGATATTGCTGATTCAACCTATGGTCAAAAATTATTTAGTTCTGCAAGAGATACTAAAGCAAGTTATGTAGATAATTTAGGAAGTCTTGCTAGTAGTTATATAACTAAACTTGGTCCTAAAGCTAATCCATTAGCCGAGATATACACAACTAAATCGTATAAAAAAACTTTAGAAGCAGGTCTTAATCCAGAGGGTGCTACAAATAATATTTTTAAAGGGATTAAATTTTATAACTATCTTAATTCTGCTGGTGCTACTGTCTTATCTCAACCAACGCATGTTATAAACTTCAAAGGTAATGTAATTTTTACTATTGCTAATGGTAACTTTATTAAAGCTTTTAAGTCTGTACCAGATTTATATAAATCAACTCCTAAGATAAAAAGACTTTTAGGAGAATCAGAGACATCTATTAAAGCATCAAAAGAAGAATTAAAAAAATTACAAGAGTATGGCCTATTAGATAATAGTGTTACGGCAGAATTTCTAGAGCAGACATTTAAGAATGTTATAAAAGATTCTGATGATGGTGCTTTGTCTTTTATAAAAAAATATTTACTGAAGCCTATAGACAAAGTAGTAGAACCTTTTAAAAAGTTGTATAGAGGAGAAGATACTTATTTTAAGGTTCTTAATTATTATTCTGAATTAGATAAATATTCTAAAGCTTTTCCTAAAGCTTCTATAGATGAAGTAGAAAAACTTGCTAGAGATGTTGTCTTAGATACTTTACCTACATATTCTAGAATACCTAGACTTCTTAAAGTTGCTCAACAAGATGTTCCTCTCATAGGTGTTTTTCCTTCTTTCCTTGCCGAGTCTTTTCGTGTAGCTAAGAACGTACCAGTTATTGCGTTAAGAGATTTTACGACAGGACTTAGAACAGGTAATATGGAGTTAGCAAAAATAGGAGGGAAGAGACTAGCTGCTTTTAGTGCAGTAGCTTATGCTGGCTATAGTGAACTTCTTGCTAATAAAGCTGAGAATTTAATATCTAATGATGATGAGAGTATTATAAATAAATTAAGTAACCCTTATGATATAAATTCTAGCAGAGAGTTTGTTTCACCTATGGAAGAAAATCCTCGTACAGGAAAGATAGAAACAAAATTCTTCAATACAGGTGCCGTCAATCCTCAAGAAGCTATAATTAAAGTTGGTCGCGCTACAGATAACTTAATTTTCTCAGGACAACTTACTCCAGATAGCATAGAACAGTTTGGTGACAATTTAGCTGAAGTGTTTGGCTCTTTTACTTCGTTGTCTTTAGGAACAGAAAAATTATTAAATGTTTTAACTGGCAAAGATTTTAAGACAGGAAGAGATATAACAAGTGAAGATAATACTCTTTCTGAAAATATTATAAATATTGGTAAAGAACTTCTACCAGAAATGGGAACAGCAAAAGCAATCTATAAATATGTAGAAGCTATGGAAAGTGAAGAAAAATTAAGTGAGGGAGTGCCTAAAGATGGTAAATTTGAAGTAGGTAGAAGTTCTTCAGGATTTCCATTACGGCCTTCTGATAAGGCAGCTAGATTTTTAGGCCAAAGAAAAATTACTTTTAGTCTTGATAAATCTTTGCAATATAAAGTAGGTAAATTATCTCGTTCAATTAATAACTCTAATAAAGAAATTAATAGAGTACTCAATAAGGTTTATAATACTGGAGCATCTTTAACGTCAGAAGACAAGCAAGCTGTACTAGAAGAAATAGATAGGTCGTTACTAAATTCTTATAGCAACCAACAAAAACTTGCTTCTCTTTTGCATGATGTTAAGAAAGTAAAGTACACAAATAAAGAAGGGATAAGAGATAACATAACAGATAGAAAAATACGAGAGATGTTATCTGAAAAAGGAAAGTATCCTTTTAAGGAGGATATTAATTTAGCACTGATAAAAATTCCTGGTTCAAACTTTGTTGGTAGTTTCAAACCTCCTTCTTTAAGTCAAAAAGCTATGGCTAGACTTAGCCAGCAATTAGGAAAGATTGCTCCTCAATTTTTAATAGACATACGAGGGAGACTAGACGGTGCCAAAGGTACTCCCCTGTTACAAATTCAAAGTCCTACAGGTAATATGTAATGGAGATGGACACAGAATTTCTGTTCCAGATTGGAGCCGTCATAGCTTCTTTGTCTGGTGCGTGGGCATTAGTAAGATCACAGGTATCTACATTAAAAGCTAACCAAACTGAAATAAAAGCTTATGTAGATGAATTAAACAGAGAACTAGATACAGCAGAGAATACTGTGTCTGTTTTAAGAAGTCAGATTAAGGTTCTTACAGATATTCTAAGTCCTGGTAATCTTGAAGATCAGAATAAATGGAGAGGCGCAGTCTCTGAAAGATTAAAAAAAACAGAGTATGAAATATTGGCATTACAAAAAATGCACAATGGACGACATCCCGCTGTTGAAGAGACTCAGATTAAAAAATAAGGCTTAAAATTAGCCGTACAGTGCAGGTAAGTAATATCCCTGCTGCCATGCCACCAGAATATAAGCTAACTTTATGTGTGTTTGATTATCAGGCGCACAAAGGATTTAGGCTATTTTAGTACATGGCCTTCCCTGGATTCCAGGTATTCTTTCCTAACATTCCTTTTGGGAACAGATTCTATCTTTTTTCTTATGTGTTCTGCCTCATCAAGGTCTTCTTCTTGTTCTTCGTCAGCAAAGAAATCACATTTTAAAAAAAGTTTTGATGTTTCTTTCTCGCCTAAGATTTCAAGATACTTAACTATGTCGTCTTCTATTTCAGCTACGTTCTTAGGAGCTTCGTCTTCCTTACCAGAACGTATGCGAGACAACACCTCTAGTGCTTTGATGGCGCTGTTTGTATGTCCGTTGTTCTTTGCGTAGGTATATTGATTTTCTATTTCAGAGACAACATCAATGCGTGTCTCTACTTCTTTCTCTAATTCTTCTATTCTTTCTTTAATGTCTCCTCGCTGCATAAGTCTATGACCCTGCGTATGTGCAGAACCTTCAGAGTAGCCAGCTATCTTGGCTGACTCTGTTGCGTTGCGATAGAGGACATATGCTTGACAGAACTTCTCCTGTCTTATCTTTAATTCAGTCATAATTAATTACAGAACTTATCCCATGTTTCATTGTGAGCAAGTATGCGCCTTGCTGTTCCGTTAGAAAGTTTATCATTGTCAGAAATAAGGATAGGCTTTACCCAACTACAGTAAGTCTTTCCTCCCCCAACGGTTACGCAGCTTGCTAACAACAGAGTCATTAGACAGACGCTCAATATCTTCTTCAACTTTATCTCTCTTCCTATTCTTTTCTATTGCATCCTCAAGTTCTTTTTTCTCTGCACTATTCTTACCTGCTTTATATGCAAATAAAAGAGGTAGTATTTTAGTGAAGATACTAACAACTGAGGATACAATAGAAGATATTACAGGCATTTTATTTTTAACCTTTTTCTTTAGCTTTACCTACCGTTATAGCCAAAAATTCCACTGCTTTATAAATCTTGCCCATAATAGTATCAGGGGAGGGTGTTCGTGTACCAGCTACAATAATACTAGCTATGGTAACGACACCTGTTAACGTACTTAAAATTACATCACTGTTGTCTAGGATAGTTTGAAGCATATTAAATCCTTTCTTAGGTTGCTTGTTTCTCTTCTATATATTTAGTGTAGTGTGTTGGATTACTTCTCTTAGAAAGTTTGTAAACCTCAGATACTAATGTATTCTCTCCATAAAAATTGACCATCATTTCAACTTGAGGATTATCAAATAACTTCTCACAATCTTGTGCCATTGCAAGAAGTTCGCCAGTAGTCCAGAAATGACAGTCGCTTATTTCTACTGGCATATATTTAGGTCTTACACCATCATCTAGTTTCTCTTTTTTCTGTTCATCAGAAAGACCTTCTATTGAACAATCAAAACCAAACAGATGGAAGTTCCTAAATCCAAATATGTGCATCATACCAATTGACCGCATTGCCGCACATGTACCACCGCTAACAAACGTAGCGTTTTCCTTGTCTATTTTTAAATTATAGTCTATCTCAATCTTACCGCTTACTATATCAGCAACAGCTTGAGAGAAAGCGTGCCACCCATATACATTCTTTGTCTTATCCAGTATGAACTTAGTAACACTAGGGTCAGTCATAGACGCAATAAAGAATTTAGTAACTGGATCAATCTCTTTAAACAACTCTGTTCGCACAACACCGTGTGTACTAGTACCAGTTATTGGGCGAGGGTCAAGTATAACACACGCCCAAGGCTGAATACCAGCCTCCAAGAGTAAAGGATAACTATGTTTCACACACACTATTTTAGCATCATATTTTTTCTGAACAGCTTTTAATTCTTCAAAGTCCATAGAAGGACCAGCGGATGCTACAATTACATGTTCATTATTAACGTCACAGTTTTGAACAAAGTCCCAATCTTTTATTAACTCTACGTTATCGTTTATGTTGTCCAGTATATCGTCTTTAGGTACGCAATCTTTAGGTTGAATTATAATAGGTGTTCTACTTAATTCTTTAGGTAGGTTAGGAAGGTCATCTGTTTTTAACCTAACGGCCAAGTGAACAGTACCACCATCCTTCACTCTATCTTGAGAAGGCAAGACAAATATCCTTGTCTTCTCCATTGATTCTACAAGACGGTTAGTTCCTAGAAAATCATCACCAGGAATTTTATCATCTATATCCTTACTATAGTAATCATCTAAGACTACTACAGGAACATGTATTAAATTTTCATAATCAGATAAAATAGTTTCTTCACTATGACCACCATCTATAAAAGCAAAGTCAGCCTTCTTTAACTCTTTCTTTGCCTTAGGCATAGTTTCTTTTGAATCACCTTTTAATAAAGTAAAGGTGAACGTCTTCTTATCCTCTTTCATCTTACCAGCAAAGTCTTCAAGACGTTTCTTTACTGCATCAAAATTATTATGAGGTTTGACGTTTTGTTCCTTACGATCTATCTCAAAGGTTGCGTCTTCAAATAAGTCAAAACCAGTATAGTGTACTCGCTTACTGTTCTCGAAAGCAGCCAAGGCCATTTCTATAGCTCTGCCTCCATTCCAAGTCCCTACCTCTACAATTCTTTTAGGTTTATACTCTCTAATAAGAACAGCTAACTGATGATAACGAGGTAGACTTACATCAGGAGTAACGGTGTCGTCATCTATAGTGTTTTTTAAATTACCTTTGTAGTGAATCATAAAGTCAGCTAGCTTAGACTGAGGGAAAACAGCTAGACCAGAAGCACCTTCACTTAAATTATGAACCTTCATGCCATGCGCTGCATATATCTTAATGAACCTAGTCATAATAAAAGCATCAGTCCACTCTCGATAGGCCAACACTTCGCCTATATCGTAGCATCCTCTTATGTCAGCTAAGAAGTAATGACTGTGCATTGTATCTAGATTAAAACCAATAAACCCTGTCTCACTAAAATCAATATCTGTTCTTCCTAAATGTATTAACTCTGAATCTTTAGGAAAAGCCTGGAACAAAATTTCTTCAGACAAAGGGGATGTGGTCAGTACATCTGCGTCCATCCATATAAGCCAGCCACCCTTGGCTTCGTTCTCTGATACCTCAAGAAAGTAGTCTGTGAGAGCGTATACTTTGTGACAGAAGCGTAGAGCATCCATACGAAAGTTGTAAGGCATCTGACCGTTAGATGTACCATCACAGCCTTTCATCTTATCTAAGAAGATAGCTCTGTCTTCAACCTCATCTAAGTCTCTGTATTCAATAATAGGTGACTTAGGAAAGTCTTTCTTCTGTTCTTCAGTTACAGTGTCATAATAAACAATAAGTTTTAAGTCATCTGCCCAGTGTTCAACGACAGACTCCAACATTTTTTTTGCATATATGTCGTAGTGTTTACCTGAAAAGGATGTTACAAATCTAACCATTTACTTTAACCATTTCTGAATATAATTCTGACCACTCCATAGCATATTTATTATCTATGGTTCTTCGACCATCCCAGTTGCTGTATATCGGGCCGCCTGTAGTAAAGTGGACACACTTAGGTTTTGAGTTAGCAGGGGAATGTCCATCTAACCAGTTCCACTCTTGAGGTATAGACCCTATAAGATTATTCTCATACTCCCTCTCAAGAAAAGCAAACCTATGTAACCAAGAACCATTCCTTGTGTTTACATCATGGACAGTAAAATCTTTTAGTGCTTCATGTCCACAGTTCCACATAACAAAACTAGACCAGTTCTTTCTCTGATAATTAGACTGAACACGGTTGTCCATTTTTAAACCACCGTCGGTAACGTGATCATGTTTCACACAACTAACAGCAAAGGAAGGATTACAATACTCATCAAACAATTCAGATATGTCTGTCTTCACAAACATATCGCAGTCCATAAATAAAGCGTACCCTTCAAATTGATTTAAGAAAGGAACTAAAAACCTAGTGAAACTAAATTCAGTTGAGAAAGGTTTACCATCAAAACAATCTACAAATTGATTGTCTTCGTTTATTTCTTTTCCTCTAAAGTAAAGACCTGCTCTTCGTAGTGCATTTTGCTTTAGTGGAATTATATCTACAGGATGGTTTGTGTTTTTTCTTATGCTGTAGGAGAGAACATCAAAGTAAGTCTTTTCTTTTTCGTCGTACCCTACATATATCTTGTATGGTTTATCTAACATCTTTATGTGATAGGGGGTGAGGACAATACCCCGCCCCTATGCTACCTATTTTATTGGAATTACTTTTTTATGTTGGTCATCTGCTTTCATTTTCAACCTAACTTTTAGTAAGCCATCCACCATTTCGGCAGCAGCTACAACATAGTTAGGGTTTAAAGCGAATGTT